ATTACATGTTCCAAAATGTGGATATATAAATTAGAAGGAATTATTGCCTCATTTCGCTCTCCTTCTAAATTAAATATCTATAATACTCTACGAGATAAATATAAATTAAATCCTTTACCTGATTTAAATGAGGAAACCCTTAACTTGTATTATTTAATGTTTGGTGGTAGTAAGGCCATAACAGTAAGGAAAAAGTATTTAAATGAGTGAGAAAGGATTAAAAGATGTAAAATTCTATGGAGAAGGTCACGCCATTGCTGTCTTCGATGGATACATTCCCGAGAAACTTTGTAAAGATGCCATTAACTTATTTGAACAAAAGAAAAAATTTAAGGAAGTATTTAGTCGCGAAATGAGCGAAAATGCTAATCTGTTGCAGAAAAGTGATGAACAACTTTACTTACAACATGATAATTTAACGTTCTGGGAAAAAGATATTAAAACTATGATTGTAAATTTTGATTTAGCTTTTAGATTTTATATTAAAAAAATAGCTCTTGCGGAGCAATATCCTGAGGGATTTCATTATACTAATTTTAAAATTCAAAAAACACAACCTGGTGGAGGTTATCATATGTGGCATCTGGAGCATCAAAACCGAGGAGATGCCAATAGAGTTCTCGTCTTTACTATTTATTTAAATGATATTAAAGATGGAGGAGAGACAGAATTCCTTCATCAAAACATAAGAGTGCAACCGAAGACGGGAAGAATTGTAATTTTCCCTGCCGGTTATCCCTACATACATAGAGGGAATCCTCCATTAAAAGAAGAAAAATATATACTTACTTCGTGGGTGATGTGTTCTTAATTATCTTTTACTAATTTATCTAGTCCGGGAATATCTTTGGCTCTTTCTTTTTGAGTAGGATCTAGGTTTCTTGCATTTCGTTCAAGTTTAGAAATTGTTTCAGCATTAGGTTCCCATTCTTCTTTATTAACTATCTCTACACCTCTGTGGGGTTTGGTTTGAAAGATAGCCATAAATTTTCCATTGTAGGGTTCTAGTTTCTGTTTCCACCAATCAGGTTCTTTAACTGTGTAGTGAGCATTTTTTCCATTTAATAAAATTTGCGTAGCGTCATAACAAGTAATGGTTAAGAATACATTATTTCCATAGCTAAAAATATCAGCTAATACTTCTTCTACTTTATCTTCCTGAACATGTTCAAGAACATCTGTACAAATTATGAATTCAAATTGTCCTTCTGGTTTTTTACTAAAAGGAACGTAAGCCGGATCATAACAAGTAATATTGATTCCTTGAGGAGCTCCCGGTGTTTTATTATTATTAAATAGAAGTTTATGAAATACAGCTTTACCACATCCATAATCCAAAACGTTAGTATATTTATTTCTTTTTATAATATCCCAAATTTGATATTTATATTCGGCAAGAGATTCCCCTGCCCAAAAATTGTGGTTGTGAATATGATATTTTTTAGCTTCTTCTAACGATTCGTAACTCATAAAAATTTATGTTCTGGTCTATGTGTTTTCTTTAAATCCTTTAATTCAATATAATGCTTATAGCACATTTCTGTAAAAGCTGTCAAATAGAGAATATCTCGAGGGTGCTTAGCTCGATAGGCCTCTATCCCTTGATACCCCATTTCTTGCGCTACCTTAAATCTAAAATGGCCACAATGAATTTCATCTTTTTCTTGTTGAGGATTAAACATAATAACTCCGGGAAAAAGAAGCCCGTCTTCTTTCATAAATTCTCGGATGTTCTTTAAATGCTGGATTTCATGATCATCATTCCAGTTTATAGAATCATTATTTTGCAAATAATCAAAATTTATGGTAGTAAGACGATGCGGAAACCATATTATTCTGGCTTTCATTATATTCATAACTAATATATAACATAAATAATATGTTACAAAAGCTCAAATTTGTCCCTGGATTTAATAAACAAGCTACCGAATCTGGCGCCGAGGGCCAGTGGGTAGATGGTGACTTTGTTAGATTTAGATATGGACTTCCAGAAAAAATTGGTGGCTGGAATCAATTAACCGCAGGGAATAATACTTTACCAGGAGCCGCAAGAGCTCAGCACGCTTTTACCAGTTTAGCAGGAGAAAAGTATGTAGCCGTTGGAACATCAAAAGTTTTATTTTTATTCTATGGGGATGCCTTTTATGACATTACCCCGCTAGATACAGCTATTACAGGAGGTACTTTAACTACTACTAATTCTTCTGCTACCGTTCGAGTCAATAGAGCTTCACATGGTTTAACTCAAGGAGAATATGTAAATCTATCCGCCGTAACTGTAACTGCAGATTCTAATTATACGGCAGCCGATTTACAAAAGAATTTTGAAATTATAGCGCAAGATACCGATTGGTTTGAAGTTACAGCTGCTAGCACAGAAACTGGAACAGGAATGACTGCAGCGGGAGCTGTTACTATTAACCCCTATGTAACAGTAGGACCTACAACTTCTACGCCAGGATATGGATGGAGTACTTCAACTTGGGGAGCTTCTACGTGGGGAACAGCTCGAACTACCACTACAGTTACACTTGAAGCGGGACAATGGAGTTTAGATAATTATGGACAAGTTTTAGTTGCCACGATTGGTGATGGAAAGACTTATACTTGGGATGCAGGAGCATCTAACCCTAGAACCAATAGAGCTTCACAAACTACATCGGGTTTTCTTACTACTTCTAATCCTACAGCTTCTGTAATGACGATTGTATCAGATAGAGATAGACACTTATTTCATCTTGGAACAGAAACCACAATTGGAGATACAACTACTCAAGATAAAATGTTTATTAGATTCTCTAATCAAGAAGATTTAAATGAATATACTCCTACTCAAATTAATACAGCTGGAACTTTTAGACTAGATAATGGAAACGAAATTCGCGCAGCTGTTGCTGGAAAAGATTATACTTTAATACTCACTGATACTGCAGCTTATGTAGCTCAGTATGTGGGACCCCCATATACATTTAGTATTAGAATGGTTGGAACTAATTGTGGATGCATGGGTCCTCATGCAGCTGTCTCCGCTAATGGAGCTGTATATTGGATGGGAGATGCCGGTGGATTCTATAGATATGACGGAACCGTTAAATCCATCCCATGTTTAGTGGAAGACTTTGTATTTAATACCGATGGAGGAAATTTAGGAATTAATTATGATTCTAATAAAATTATTTATGGAGGTCATAATAGTTTATATACAGAAGTAAGTTGGTTTTATCCTAAATCAGGATCAGATGCGACGGATCGATGTGTAACTTATAATTACTCCGAAGAAGTTTGGACTACCAGTTCTTTAGACAGAACAACGTGGCAAGATGCAGATGTATTCCAGGTTCCATATGCAACAGCTTATGACAGTTCTCTTACTCCTGAGTGGTCAAGTATTTTAGGAATTACTAATAGGTATGGAGCAAGTCTTTATTATAAACAAGAAACAGGAACTGATCAGGTTAATTATTCTGGGACCAGTGCTATTTCTGCTTATATTCGATCGGGAGATTATGACATAACTATGAGACGAAGCCCCTTGGGTCAGGCAACAGGACTTGCCGATTTTAGAGGAGATGGAGAATATTTTATGTCGGTTAGAAGATTTCTACCTGATTTTAAATACTTAACAGGAAATGCTAAAATGACTCTCTATGTTTCATCCTATCCAGATGATACCCCAGTTAGCTCACCTTTGGGACCCTTTACAGTTACATCAACTACTGATAAAGTAGACACAAGAGCAAGAGGTAGATTAGTTTCTATCAATATTGCTAATGACGCCACAGGAGAAACGTGGCGATATGGAACATTAAGATTAGATGCACAACCGGATGGGAGAAGATAATGCCGTTTCAATCTGAAGCACAAAGAAGATACCTATGGGCAAACGAACCAGAAATCGCAAGAGACTGGACTGAAACTTATGGAAGTAGAATTGAAAAAAATAGTGGTGGCATTATGAGAGTACCTTTTAGACAAGCAGGAGCTGTTGGAAGAGAATATGATAGAGCTGCAGCACCAAGCAGTCCTGTTGAAAGATCATCTCCACGTGAAGAACGAATAATGGAAGGTCCTCCTTCATCTTATACACCTGCACAAATAGGGACATTAAGTGATCCAAGAGAAAAGGAAGATTTTTTCGAACAATCTTGGAGTGGTCAACCTGGAATTTTAGGATTAAGTGGAGGATATAGAAATTTAAGAACACCGAGTGATACAGGTGGAGGATATAAACGTAATCCTCTAGGAGTACTAGCTGCGTTAGGTGGTATGTTTATGGGATTACCTGGAGTAGGTTTAGGTATTAAC